GTCTCTGTATTTTTCAATAGCTTTTAAACCCTTTTTACTTCCATATTTATTAATTCCTGCAGCCGCTGCAGCACCTAACATTCCCAATGGAGATGTACCACCTTGCTTTAATTTAGCAAAAATAGATGCCGGTGCAGGGTCTTTTTTTATATAATAAGTTTCTCCAGCTTCTATTGCATCTTTGATACCTCTTTGAGTTTTTCCTAAAGTTATTGGCTTAGCAAATGGTGTGTTATTTTTAAATATAGTATCAGATGGTCGATTAGCAGAGCCTTTTAATAAACCACCGATTTGATTACCAATCATATCAGCCAAAGCATTTGGGGAAGATGTAAGTAATGCGGCAGCTCTTGGCGGATTGATAAGCCCTCTACTTTCAATAATGAGTTTACCACTCAGCCCATAAAGGTTTTTATTTTGTTGTACAAATAAATCTTTTATCTTTGCCATTTATTATTATTTTGCTGCTGCCTTTTGAGTTGACATCGTATTATATAATGTAGATGCTCTATCATAGTTTAATCTAGTAATTCTCTTACCATCTAAGTAAATTTCTTTAGTAGTATCATCCACATCATCCGATGAAAATGCTATAATATCTAATAATCTCGTAGCTTCTACCAATTGAGCAACCACTGCTGATTGCCAAAAGCCCGTATCTTGTGCGGCTGCGGCTAATGATTGTGATTGCGATTTCATTTGCTCTTGAGTTGCTATATCTCTTTCTGATAATGCTTTTTGTTCTACTATAACTTTTTGCTGCTCTTCAGCTTTTTTCAGTTGCTCTTCCTTTTTCTTCGCATCTTCACTAAACCAATTATCAAATATACCTTTGATACCACCAACAACTCCACCAACTGCACCACCAACTGCCGTTCCAATACCAGGAACAATACTACCAAGTGCTGCACCATATCCGGCATATTCAAGTGCGGTTGCCCCCGCTTGAACAGCTTTACCCTGATTAACTTTGCTTCTATCTCCTTCAGCCATACCCTGTTGTTCTCTTTGTCCTCCAAAGTAATCTCCAGCCATAGATGCCGCCGTTCCTAATAAACCCGTTAAACCGCCTTTTAAAAGCCCCTTACCAAGACCACCCATTATACCTTTGAATCCACCTTTTGCAACACTTTTTAACCCAACCTTTGCAACATCATCTACACTATTTGATGCTACCGATTTACCAACGGATGATGTGGCTTTTTCAGCAAGCATTTTTTTACCGGCTGAGAAACTACCACCTGCGAATTGAGAACCTGTTTTTGCAACTACCGTTGATGCTGCCTTTGAACCCGATTTAGTAAATAGTTTTTTAATTCCTTCACCCAAAAATTTAGCAGGTCCTTTACCAAACAATCCTGCTACACCAATTGCTGCTAAAATCAAACCGGCCGTAATTAACAATCTACCCATTTGCATTTTAGTTTCATCGATATCTTTTTGCATTTGAGCTGCATTAAATGCTCCCTTTTTAGCCGCTTCTGCTGCCCAATATGCGGCAGCTGCTTCCGAACTCAAACCTTTAATAGTAACACCATCTCCAATGTATTTTTTCATAACATTATCAAAAGTATTTCCTAATTGTGAAATAGAGCCAACCATTTTTTCTTGGTCAGTTTGTAAAGGACCACCTTTACCACCTTTACCCAATTTCATAACGGTATCCATGTCCATTCCAGTCGCATCTTGTAATGCCTGTCTTTGGAACATATTCATTTTATCCATATCGATACCTTTCAATTGAGTTCTCAATAAATCAGCTGCTCCTGCGGCATCGCCGGATGCGAATTTCTGTCTAACTCTCGAAAGGTCTACTTGCTTTCCTAATAATGCTGATAATCTCATTTCCGCTTTGATACTATCTTTATAGTTCAAAACCATATTTTGACCAGCTTGTAAAACTTTTTGTGCAGCTACACCCATAACTCTAAGTGATGCTACTTGCTTTATCAAACTTTGTTCGTTACCATAGTTATTTTGTAATAATAATTCAGATGATTCTGCTAAATCTTCAAATAAAGCATTTACTGGCAAACCTGCAGTTTTAGCAACGCTTTCAGCCATACCTAATGTATTAGCCGCAGCTTTACCACTTAAATTACCTACTATTCTGAATGTATTAGCTATACTTCCTAATTGGTCTGCCGATGTACCTGTTCTCTTAGCGTACATAGCCATATCTGCACCTACTTCTTGTGCATTTTTACCCATCAATCCTAAATTGTTAGATGAGTATTTAGTTGCATCTGCAAATTCTTGTCCAGATACACCCAATTTCATCATATTTGCTCTAGCTGCTCCGGATAGTTGAATATTTTGTCCTAATTGTAAAGAGGTTTGAGTTAGCTCTTGGTTTAAGCTTGCCATACCCGTTGCCATATCATAAGCCATATCGATACCAACTTGATTCAACCCAAATATGGGGTCTTTCATATTAGTACCATCCATATACCATCCCAACAATTGATGGAATGCTGCTCCTAATGCCAATATACCACCTATAACACCTAAGCTACCCATATTAGCAATAGCACTTCCCATACCACTAAGTCCGGGTATTGCCGAAGTTGCACCCGATGCTAAATCTCCAAGTCCACCTTTTATTTCAGATAACTCTTTTTTAGATTCTGCAAATGCTTTTGATAAATCTTTAGCAGAAGCGGTTGATGATACTAATCCTTCTTTTAATTTAGCAATTTCAGTATTACTATCATCTAAATCATCTATAAATTCTGATAAAGCATCTTCTGCGGATTGAAGGCTATTAACAAGAGAGTCCGCAGACATATTTCCCTTTTTGAATTCTCGCATAGCTGATGAAACAGAGCTCGAATAGCTCTCCATTGCAATAGCGGAATTCTTAGCCGCATCGGCTCCTTCTTTTGTATAGTAATTTCCTTCTTTTAAATTCTTAGCCAATTCTCCGGCGTAGCCAGTAAGTACATTAAATTGGTCACCAACTTTGGAAGAAATAGAGTTAGTTTTTTCAAAGTTTTTATTAATTTTTCCGGCAATAGAAAGAATATCATCATAGTATTCAAATTGCGTTTTAGCTAATTCGCCGGCTTCTTCCGTAGCCTTTACTTCTTTTCTCTTTAAAGCAATTTTTTCTTTTAATAATTTTACTTCTTGCTCATCTATACTAACCCCCAATTCTTTCGCAATATTCATTTGTTTCAATTGCGCATAGTATCTATCTAAGTCTTTAGAAGCCTTAGCATCTCTAGCGTTTGCTAGTTGTACCTCTTGGTTGGGTTTTTTAGCCATAGTATTCTAAATCTTATTTTAATTTAGAAACATCGATTCCTTGCTTCTTTAGATATGGAACTGCCGTTTTGTCGATTCTATTTTCAGCATCTTTGATTTTTTTATCAAAGTCTTTCCAAATACTTTTTAATGCTGGATATTTTTGGAATGTTTTTTCAATCCAACCATCTTCTCTATTATCACTTTTTTGTGAATAATAGGTTGCGAATAAATCGGTTAAATCTTTAAACTCCTTTAATGTTATTTTAGACATGGTTCTCTATTTAATCTTTTATATAAATATAAGATTATCTTTTTCTTATTGATTCTTTCTTAGGTTGATTCTTTTTTAACGAGTCAGCTTCTGCTTTTTTAGTATCCAATAGTTTTCTCATATAAAATTTACGGAATTTCGTAGGCATATTGTAAACATCGTTCCAAGTGAATGAGCCATTTGAGTAATACAATAAATCAAATATCTCCGAATGGAGTAAAGATGAGTAATTAGATGGAAGGGTAAAAAAAGTCCATCCCAAATGGGATAGAAAGAGCCTCCTTCTCTCCCGTAATAGGACTTGTATAGTCAAATTTTAAATCGATATCAGGCGTAATGGCTTGAATATGATTTCTAAAAACTCTGGAATCTTTTGCTAAAAATTGATTCTTAATAAAATTTGTAATATGTCCTAAATCGGAATTTCCGTTTACGGAAGTAATAATATATCGTAAGCGTGTTGTAATTTCAGATGGGTTATCTTTATTAAACTTAGTTAACGCTTCTAAATCTGCTTCTATTTTCTTTTCTAAACCATGCGTTAATAACTGAAACTCAATTTTAGTTCCGTTTACAGTAGTAAATTCGTATCTATTGTTTCTATTAAGTAATGAATAATCTATTTCCTTTAAATTTACATTACTCATATCGATAGTGTATTCTACATTATCTTCTGTAATTGGGTCTGTAACTTTAACATCATATTCAGGACCATATGCCAACACTCTACTTGCTATCAAAATAGCGTTCTTATCTCCCATCAATAAATCATCAGCCTTTACACCATCTTCTATGACAATTGCTTCTAATAATTTATCCAATACGATTCCTTTACGAATTAAATTTGGAGATGCCAATATATCTTCCTCTTTGGCAGTCATTAATTTAATTGTAACCTCACCTTTGGATAATGGATGTGATTCGGGATAACCTAATCCCTTCGATGGTAAACTAATAACTTCGGTTGCGAAGTCATATGCTTTTTTAGGTTGTGGAGTTTCAGCTTGTGCCGTTCCTAACCCTCTTGTAACTTGTTGTTCTACGTTTTGTTGTTCCATAATATTAATAACTTAATGTTTATATATAAGTATATATAAATAAAAAAAGGAGAACATTTCTGCTCTCCTTTCCAAATTATTCAAAAATACTATTTTAACTATATCTCCTACGTTCTAACAACTCAGCCTTAGCTCTCTCATACATCTCATCACTAATCAACCCAATCTCAAAGTAATTCTCCATATTCAACTCAAACACATCAATGCCGGTATATAGAGCGGTACTCTCTATATAGTCACAATACTCATTCACACTCATACCACGTACATCTAATAATTTCATATCTTATTTATTTAAGGATTAATATTGAATCAGAGAAATTGGAACGATAAACACACCACCACTCTTTACACTTAGAGTAGCTTTAGTTCGGTTAATCTTATTAACAGACAACTCTTTACCACGCAACTTAGGGTGATTAACTGTAACACTCATACCTACGCTTAAACCCACTTTCTTTTCTAAACAAACCATATTACGTTTTTGCTTAATCAAATCAACTACTAATGTGTTGATACTACGCAATTCCTCAACTGATAATTTTGATAATTCTGAATAGTTCATATCTCTTTTTGTTTTATGTTTAACTCTTATTACATAGTAAAGGTAATACATTCTGCTATAAAAGTCAAGTCTTTTTTCAATTATTTTTCAAATTTATAATCATTCTAAATAAGACATAAAAAAAGAGGGTAGAAAATCTACCCCCTTTTAATTATTTTAAAGTTTACCTATTAGAGATTAGTACTCAAGGATTGCGTAATCGTATGCTAATGTCAATTCGATTGATAATGGGTCATTTGAAGCCCAATCCAACTCACCAAAGTTTGCTGAAGAGATAAATGCTCCCTTTAATGTCCATTGTTCAACTTTATCACCTACTGGTCCTAATAAGAAGAACGTAATATCTTTCTTATAGAAAGCTGCGTATCCATCTCTACCTGTTAATGATTCGTGTGATTGTCTAACCCACTCCATAACTTGCTGTGCACCTGATGGTACAATTGGGTCATAAAGAGTGATTGTTACATCATCCCAAGTTGATTTACCTTTAATTTTTCTTTTTACGTTTATGTGGTCTAATTCAACTACTTCCGATGTGAAAGTTGGTCTATTAGCGGTCTTTATCATATATGATTCTATACCGTTGATTTCCATTATAAATCTATTACCTAACTTTGGTTCAAAGTTGGTATAGAACATTTTATCAAACTCTAATACTTCTGGCATTTTCTTCTCTATTTAATTGTTTCTTTATATAAATATCTATTTTTTAAATTATCCGTTAAAAGCGGCGCCAGTTGGTAAGATGTTGAAATCAATTTGAATGAATTCAGCTGTCTTAGTTGGTTGTAAGTAGATAGCCCCTTTCATAATGTTTCTATCAATTACATCTGGTGTATTATTAGTATCATCCATTACAACACGGAATGCGTACAAACCTTGTCTTTGTTGGATTGATTCTAAGTACGGATTAACTATATTTAAGAATCTATTTCTAGTCGTTGATGTGTTTTGTTCAAATACTAAATAACGAGATGTAGATGCAATATACTTTCTAACAGTCAATAATAATCTTCTTACGTTGATTCTATCTAATGCTGATGGTTTATCTTGTAAAGTCTTTTGTCCAAATACAACGATACCTTGTCCAGGGAATTGTACGATTGGGTTTACTTTTGCTTCGTATAAATCATCTTTTTCAGATTGAGTTAATCTATTCAATACACTAACTGCTCCTACTAATCCACCTCTATTTAAACCGGCTGGTGCGAACCATTCTGCTGCTACTCTATCGTTTGCAGCGAATACGCCAGGTAATAATACCGATGGTGGTACAGTTATTAATTTATTTGTGTTAATATCTATCGTTTTAATCCAAGGATAGTAAGTACCAACGTAGTTAGAATCAATTGAACCTGCTCCTAAACTACCAATTGTTGCTGATAAAGAAGTTGAAGCGTTGCCCATTTCACCAATAAAGAATGCGTCACTTCTTTGTTCAACCATATCTACAATTGAAGTAAATACCGAAGAGTGGTCTATTTTATTAACATGCGGTGCAACTACCATATTGATATCATATTCATCCGCGTTAGATAATGCTGCGATATGTTTTCCGTATGCTAATTTACCTGCGGTTGTAGATGGTTCGATATCTGCTGCGTTTGTGTTTGGAGCGTATCCGTCAAAACCTTCTTGGAATCCTACAATAAATTGTCTTTTTGCAATTTCTACAGATGTTGTTGAACTCAATGATAATCCAGCGATAGTATCTAACGAAAATACTGCGTTTGCTCCGTTTCCTGCATTTACAGGAATTGGTTTCATATAGATTTTATTATCACCATTGTTGTCAAAATCAATACCACTATATTTAGAAGAATCTACTACTGAACCTGTTGAGAATGATACTCTTGGAATATAAGATGCGTAGTTTCCTGCGTTTACAGGTAATTGATATGCATCATGTCCAAAAGGAACGGCTTGTACAGGAGCTAATTGGTTTAAGTTAACAACTCTAATATATTTTGAATTATTAACCCAATCACCATTTTCACTAATTTTACCTTCAGAATCGATAGATAATTTTCTATCACCAATTACTCTGCTGATAAAGTTAGGAGAGTTAGGGTCTAAGTTTACATTAGAATATGTTTCTAATACATTCTTTTTCTTATCGGTATCATTGAAATCTCTAACTACAACGGTAAAAGTACCATAATCAGTTCCACTTGTTGTACCAGCTGCTTTTACATTTGAAATACCAACTTTTATTTTAGTATTTGCTGCGTTTCCTGCAGTAATTGTTTCCAATTGGAATAAAGAATATCTATCACCTGAAATTAATTGAGATTTAATCATTGGAGTCAATGCTTCACAAGCTTCACCAGTTCCATAAGAACCACTAAATTTTTGGTCTGCCAAAACAACTACACTTGCACTTATATTTCCTGCAAATGCTGCGGTTTTACCAGCTCCACTTAAAATACCATCTGCTGATGAAATTGTGTAAGAACCTGTATTGAATATAAATCCGTTTTCTTTAAAGAAAGCGTATGAATAAGCTGCTTTAGCACCATATGCCGAAGTACCAAATACCGATTCAATATCATCACTATCGGATAATTCCAAAGATGCACTATATCCATTTACACCACTTAATACAATTGAAAAATCGCCACCACCATCTAAATCAGAAAGTGTTGTTCCCGTAAATCCAGCCGCACTACCTGATGTGTTAAATAATACACCTAATGCACCCGATTGCGAACCAGATGCTGCTATTAACAATAAAGGAGCTTTTTCAGTATAACCTGATTTTCCAGCTACTCTACAAATAGTTGCAGTTCCCGCTTCTCTTAAATAATTTTGTACTGCTAACGGAGTATAATATGTATCATCAACTGAACCAAATAATTGTTCAAATTCAGATTGTGAGTTAACGATTGTAGGAGTTAGAGGGCCTTCCTTAAAAGGTCCGATGAATGCTGCACCGATTTCAGCTACACCCTGTTGTAAGAATGATAAGTCGTTTTCTTTTGTAAATACGCCCGGTGATACTATT